GTCAGGGGTGCGTGTTTCCAGGGCGTATACGAGTCGGCTGACCCGGCCAATGCTTGCTCAGGCGAGCAAAGAAAGGCGTCCCAGAAGGCGCTCGCGAGGGGTAAAGCGCGAAAATAGCTCAATCCGAGTATCGTGTTGCGAAGCAAGGCAGCAGCCTTGGTCGGTGAACGGTCATCGAGAGAGAACCCCATTTTGCACATGACGCGCCGAATATCGGCACACAACATGTGCGTGGCAACACCATCGATGATCATAGGGACAAAGATGGCGCTGCAAAACCCCGTACGAACTCCGTTTGGAAAACAGGGGTCCTCGACGAGGGCGACTTCACTGTTAAATCCGAGGCGCTTATTGTTGCGCGCTAACTCTACAGAGAAGTCGTGGGCAGTGAACGCAGAATTCGGGAGAATGTACGTCACGTTGTCGTCACCGTTAACAAGCACGTAGTAGTCACTATTGTTAGCAAACTGTGTACGTGCCATGCTGTACGCGGTGGCGAGGAAATTGAGTATCGCATTCGCCACGGAAGTGTGCGGGTCACCACTGCGGCGGGTGGCGATAGTCATGTACGCCCAAAATCTCGCACTGCCTTTTGTGCGAGCACCACCGATAAGAAAATCGATGGCAAATTGGGTCAGCGACCCAAGTGCGGAAGAGAAAGCCGCGATCGTGACGGCGATGGTTCCCAAGCCCTGCGTGGCGTCGAAGCGGGCATAGTCGGACTCGACTGGGACGTACCCGCGTTCAATCAAGTGGTGATGGACGGCGCCGATTTGTCGGCCGTCCAGCCCACTGGCGTTGATGAACTTGGGCAGCGGGTTAGTGCCGGCCGCCCAACCCACGACGGCGCGTTTCATGAGTCGAGCCATGTGTTGCGACTCCCAAGCAAAGAAGAGCTGGCACGTAGGCGTTTTTGTAGCCTGGATCATGCGCGGCGTCTTCGAAGCAACGCCATCGGGGTCGCAAGGGACGAGCTCAATTTTCTCGAAGGCGTCACGTTCGTGGTTGGCGGCCAACGAACTGTCGAGATTCCCGCTGACGAGCTCGTAGTAAAGTGCAGCCCGCTTGGTGGTGGGTTGAGCGTCGACCAGCTCACGCAAGGTGTCCCAATGCTCGTCGT